TTGGATTTGGGTTGTTAATGATCGTTCTGGCTCACCTTCAAACACTGCAGCCAATCTTATTGCGGTGACTGCGAATGAGCCGCCTCTTGACCTATCCTTCACCCAGGGACAGGACGGAGACAGCGAATCTGTCGCTCCTATGCAGACTTTGATCAACGGATGGACCCTATTCACTGGCAAGCAGGCAATCGATATTGACCTTGTTATTGCTGGTGTTCCTCTGGGAGCAAACGGGACTGCAGGAATCAACAACAAGACTTACAATAATTTCGGAATGGCTTCATGGCTGATCAACAACCTTGTTCAGTATCGTGGCGACTGCGTGTTGTTCTTCTCACCTGATTCTTCAACCGTTGTTAACAACGTTGGACAGGAAGCTGTTGACTTGGTGAACTGGGCTTCATTGCTCGATAGCTCAACCTTCGCCTTCATGGACTCAGGTTGGAAATATCAGTATGACAATTATAACAACATCTTCCGCTGGCTTCCTTTGAACGGAGACATTGCCGGATGTGCTGCTTATACTGATGCAGTTTCTTATCCTTGGTTCTCTATCGCCGGGTTCAATCGTGGGCAGATCAAGAACGTTATCAAGCTTGCCTACAACCCACAAGAAACTGATCGTGACTTCTTGTATCCGAATGCTGTTAACCCAGTTGTGACCTTCCCAGGACAGGGAACCTATCTTTACGGAGATAAGACCTTCACCCAGGAGCCAACTGCATTTGGTAGAATCAACGTTCGTCGTTTGTTCATCACCATTGAAAAGGCTATCAGCAAGGTTGCTCAGTATACCTTGTTCGAAATCAATGACGTGTTCACTCAGAACCAGTTGAAACACCACAGGTTGTGGATAGCAATCAGTTGCTATGCGGAATCTATGTTAAGCCTGCCAGAAGCATCAACTTCCTTAGACTTGACTTCGTGGCCGTGCCTGATGGAGTTTCGTTCTCCACAGTTGAAAACGCTAGCTTCTAATTGTGACGAAATTAAGGCAATGAAATTGGGCTCTTCGGAGCCCTTTTTTATGGGAAGCCTTCAAGGCAACGATTGAAGAACCAATTCCATACGGCAATGCCTTCTTTGGTCAAGCTATTATCTTCATACCAAATAAACGTTCATACTTTTTCTCCAAGCATCACGCTCATTCATTGGTCTGGTCCGCTGAAACGATTGACGGTGAAAAGGTCTGCTAGACGCTCATACCAACGATAAACCGCCTCCAGGCCTTCAGAATGGCCTTCATCCCAAGCGATATCCCAGACCTTCTCATGATGGTAGTGGAGAAGACCAAATTCAGCCTCCAGATCGCCCTTGAAAACAGCCCGTTCAAGCCTAGAAGTTTCGGCTCTATAAGCCATACGAGCTTCTGTCATAGCTCTCTTATTTCTCTCGTTCTGAGAAATGCTATCCGTCTTCTCGTAAGAGTCAGGATAGGGAAGCTTATTGTCATACTTCTCGTTGACGATATTTTCAAGAACACCCATGATCAATCTCCCTTATCGTTCGGACCAGCCTTCTTCGATGCGAATAACATCACCATCATAAAGTTCATCCATGGCCTGAAGGATTTTTATAGCGAGCAAACGGGCATCGGCTTCATTTTCAGAGAATTCCCTGGAAAGCTCACCACCTTTGCCTTCAAGAATTACCCAAAATCCGTCCATAGCCAATCTCCTTTTTTTTGCTGATCCACCCACAGGCAACACAAGCGCCACTATAAGAAGCATAACGATTGACCACGGAATGAATTTTTCCTTCACGGTCAACATGAACCACGGCGTAAGGCTTGGAAGCATCATGATCGATATTTCTGCCTTTGGTGTGAATGGCTGCAAGATACATGTTGGCATCTCCTTCAGTTGATAAAATGAATTTATATCATTTTCGGTCCTTTGTCAAGCACCTTTTGCGAAATAATAAATAAAAGCAAAAAGGAGAAACCATGCCATTTGATCTAAACAACTTTATCCAACAGGGACTTATTTACGGGGGAGCCCGTCCTTCGAAGTTCGACATCCAGGCAACCCTTCCTGCAGTAGCCATTCAATCTGCCATTGACCCTACCTCAATGCAGAAGCTTCAGATGACATGCAAGGCGGCTTCGATTCCTTCATTCAATCTTGGCTCAGTTCTTATTCCATATTTCGGACGTAAAATTAAGTCTGCTGGCGATAGAAACTGGGATGACTGGCGTATTACGGTCATGCTTGATGAAGATTATAACACTCGTGCAATGTTTGAAGCATGGAACAATGCCATCAACCGTCTCGAATCAAACGTCATGCAGGCTGACTTCGATGTGGAAGCCTACAAGTCAAACTGGACAATTTCTCATTACGGTAAGGACGGCTCAATCATTCGTCAATACACCCTGATTGGAGCTTGGCCTAGAACTGTTGGGCCTCTACAGCTTGACTGGGATCAGCAAGACAGAATTTCAGAATTCGAAGTTTCAGTCGCTTTCGACAATATGGAGCCTGCTCTTGAAGGGGCCAAGGGGAATTCTACTTCATATTTGGGCGTGATTGACATCGTAGGCTGAGTTACACTTTTCCTCTGTAGAAGAATAAATAAACAAAACACCATTCCAGATGGATGGATACCTGGACGCGGAGGAAGTTTCAAATGAAAGCGATTTTCATACTATTGGTTTCTCTTTGTGTTCTTTCACTCGCCGCCTGTGCTCATTGCCCAGGATTGTCCTGTATCAACTGATATAAATACAACATAAGATCGATGGGTAAAACTAGAGGGGGCATTTGGCCCCCTTATTTTTTAGCTTTGTCAGGCGAATAAATAAAAACATAACATATTCAAAGGATTTACGATTTGGCAAAGTTTTTCGGGTTCGAATTCAAAAGAATAGAGGAACCTTATCTCAAGAACGACAGAGTAGCCAACGATTCTATTTCATTCGTTGACAGAGACGCGGAGACATCTGCTGCCGTCATCTCTGCTTCCCCTGGCTCTTTTGGAACCTATGTTGACACCCAGGGAAACATCAAGACCGAGGCAGAGCTTATCACGAAATACCGTGACATGGCTATCGCTCCTGAAATTGACAACGCCGTCGAAGAAATCGTTAATCAAGCCATTATAGCTGATGAAGATTATGTCGTCAAGATTGACCTTGAAGATATTCCGCTTGACGATCAAGCCAAACAGATCATGGAACAGGAATTCCAGGAAGTTTTGAGGCTTCTCGATTTCAATTCTCTTTCCTATTACACCTTCAGAAGATGGTATATCGACGGCAGACTCTATTACCATGCCGTCATCGACCCTAAGAGACCACAGGAAGGGATCAAGGAAATTCGTTATGTTGATCCTAGAAAGCTTAGAGAAATCAAAGAGGTAATAGAGAAGCCAATTGGTGGTGCTGTCTCGAATCAGGCTGCTACTGTTCAGATCACTAAAAACGAATATTATCTGTATAATGAAAGGGGCTTTACGCCTATTTCAAAGGCTATGATCGGCCAGAACAACGCCACTTCTGGAATTCGTATTTCAAAGGATTCGATTATTCACGTTCCATCAGGCATCACAGACACAAATGGAATGCTTGGCCTGAGCTATCTTCACATCGCCATCAAAATCCTAAATCAGCTTCGAACGATCGAAGATTCATTGATCATTTATCGTCTAGCTCGTGCTCCAGAGCGTCGTGTCTGGAATATTGACGTTGGCAACATGCCCGGTCCTAAAGCCGAACAGTTCATGAAGAGCACGATCGCCAACATGAAGAATCGTTTGATTTACGATTCAGATACCGGCGTGATTCGTGATGACCGCAAATTTCTTACGATGCTTGAAGATTACTATCTTCCCAAGAGAGCCGATGGTTCTGGGACGACTGTCACTACGCTTCCTGCAGGGCAGACTTTGGGCGAAATTGAGGATATCGTTTATTTCCAGAAGCAGCTTTATGACGCCCTTCGTGTCCCTGTTGACCGTCTTCATTCGGATGCTCCTTTCCAGATCGGTGATCCTGGCAACATTTCTAGACAAGAAATCAAGTTCGACAAGTTCATTACACGCCTTCGTCAGCAATTTTCTCTTCTGTTCACCCAGACTCTTGGCAAAAATTTAGTTCTCAAAGGTTTTATGACCATTGAAGAATTCGATTCATTCAAGAAACAGATCAGATATGAATATGCCAGAGACGTTCACATTGCAGAGCTTAAGGACGCCCAGGTTCTTTCTGCCCGCGTTGAATCCTACATGGGTCTAGCCAATGCTCAGTTGATTGGCAAAT